GAAGAAGATCATTTTCACCCTTCATGAAAGTATAAGCTTCAACTAAACAAGCGTATAACAAAGCATCTGGTGCATTTGTGCTAATCCATGTTGTTCCAGAATTATCAGTTGTCAAAGAGGCAGGTCTGTAATAGTAATGCAATTCAACTGCGTAACTTGTATCAGGTGTTGGTGCGACAATAAATGTGTCTATATCAAAAGATGAATAAAACCTTGGACTTCCTGTGGTGCTTGGGTTAGGAGTAAACTCTTGAATGTAATTTACATCTTTCTGTAGTAAAAAAACATTTTGACTACTTGAGTTAACATAAGATAAAGAAAATGTTGCTAAATAATCTGATGGTTTTTCTAAAAATTTATTACCACTTGTCATAGAGCCTGTAACATTTTTTCTAAAATAATCTAAATCAACTACTTTAAATATTCTCTCTTCTGCATTTTTTATGAAAAATGGTATCTCTGCTACAAATGTTGCCTCATCATTTTGTGTCCACTCTTGAATAGATGAAGTTAATGTTGTAAGCGTAAAACTCATGACGTACTCACTGTTACTGTGCCAACACTTGCTGTTGCACTGAATGCTGTTAATAAACTACCTAAATTACCTAGTCCAGTATTAGTGTATACTGTAAATTTTTTATTGTCATCTTTTGTGTCGGGTCTAGCATCTCTTATTGCCTCAGGGTCAGGTGTTGATCTAACTGGTTCTAATTGAGGATGTTTTTCTTCATACTCGTCTTTACCAACAATTGAGCCATTCCACTCTTTTCTTGTATCTTTCAGACGATACCTAAATCCAGATCTATCTGATATTCTGTAAGCATATTTACCACTAGCAAAAGGCATTATCCAACCTTATAGTAATCAAGTTTAGGTGTCACATTAAATGCTGATCTATCCCTATCTTCAGCCATCGCTCTTTCAAATTCCTCTTCATATACACTTTTTAACAATTGTATTCTATCGGGTGCTCTTTTCATAGCAATATAATAAGCCAAACCAGCTGTTAGACAAGGTATAAATCTAAAAGGTATTTCAAGAGTATTAACTTGCGTATCAGCGTCTTGCATCCTTGTCAAAGCGTCATAGACAATTACATCTGTGCTGTTTTCGGGTGTAGGATATAATTTAAGATTAGGTGTTATTTGCCTATCTAAAAAGTATTGTGTTGGTCTACTTGTGGATGTTTTGTTAGGCAAATTAATAAACGTGTCTCTACTTATTCTAGTCATACTAAAGTCTGTGCCACTTCTTCGTACAACGACAGATAATATATCTATTATATCTGTATCTAAACTATATTCTGAATCATTAGCCGTTAAAGCTTGAGTTCTTTGTTCAATAGTCCATTGATTTAGGCCACGATTTGCCCACTCCGCAAGCATAATATTCATAGAACGCCTGGCAGTTTGTAAATCGTAACCAGTTTTAGCTTCTAAGCCACATCTTTCAAAAGCTTCTTCAATGTACTCAGCTACATCTAAATTAAAGTCAGTAGAGCTTGAAGTTGTCATCTTTTATTCCTTATACAAGTTATCAAAAGTAACCTTAGGGTCCATATAACTATTATCACATTCTGCATTATGAATCCACTGACTTGGTTTAAAATCTGGTGCACCCTCTCCAGTCTCCCATAACGCAGGACTCGTTGCACGAACTCTGTTATTAGGTAATGCTACTATATTTCCAGTCCAATTACCAGCATCAGTTAATTCTATGACATGACTTTGTTTATGTTGAGCAGGATCGTCTGCTATATCAGATTCTGTGTAATCCACAGTAAAAAGATATTTACCTGTATAAAATTTGCCATCAATTTTACATTTCCAAGGGCTAGAGCTCACACGATCTATTTTGATTATGGAATGATAATGTGAGCTACAATCCCAAGGTTGCACTAAATGAACGGACATAGGTTCGGGCCATTTATCTAAAGGAGTGTCTGCAACCAAAGCTGTAATAGGCATACGAGCCCACATCGCTCCTCCGTTTATATTTTGGCTATTGTCAAAATCTGATTCACATCCTGTAAATATCATTTGAAAACTTAGACATCTATCAGGTACAGTGGTTACTGCTATTGCCATAGCATGAAGATACTCACCATGGTATTTTTCGTGATTATGCGTATACTCTCTTCTCACCCAACATTTAAAATGCGGGATGTTACTTTGAAGATAAGGCACTTATGCTTTGCCACCTCGTCTCATTTTCTTGATAGCCCCACCTTTAGCAAAACCTTTTTTCTTCATGCCAGCGGCTCCACCTTTAGCAAAACCTTTTTTTGCCATTCCGCCACCACGCATTTTTTTAGCCATGCCGCCGCCTCTCATTTTTTTAACTTTGCCACCTTCCATCATTTTAGCGGCTTTAGCTAAATCTTTAGACATAGCCATCATTTTTCTAGGACTCATTGCCATATTTCACTCCTTTTAAGATTGTTATAGTATTGTTGCCTTTGCTCATAAATATCTTCAACATTGTACTCATTATAATATTTATCATAATAACCAAGTTTCTTCAATTTATTTGCACTCTCTTGTAACTT